CCGCCCAGCGCGTACGGCGCGAACCGCACCACCTCGTCACCGATCCAATCGTTGATTGCCAACAGGCGGTCCTGCAGGGGCTTCACCTCGTTGCGCGCGAACACCATCGCCGCCTTCTCCACGTCGCCGAATCCGCCGGTGTTGTTCGGAATGATGCCCATGAGCTGCGGCGGTACGCGGTGCGCGGCGAGCTGGTCGTCGCGCGTGACGTTCTTGATGTTCCAGAACTCGTCCTTCGCGGCCACCTCGGACACCGGTAGCAACTGGATCCCATCCTTCTTGCCATTGGGCGCGTACATGAACAGGTTGCGGAAATTGCCCGGCCCCTTGGCGCCCTTCATCGCCTCGCGCAGCGTGTCGACATCCTCTTGCTTCTGCGCGGCATCGGTCATGTACAGGATGAAGCCGGCGTGCGAGCCGTTCTTGTAATACCGTCGCCGGAACAGTGTGGCCGATTCGTTGAGCCACGTGGCGTTCAACGCGGACAGGTATTCCGGCAGGCCGTACACCTCCTGATTGATGTCCGGTTCCTGGAGGTGGAACACTGAGCCGGCGGCGAAGGTGTACGGCTGCTGCCAGTTCTGCACGAAAAAATAGGTGTTCAGGTCGAGCCCGCGCCGCACGTACTTGGCCAAGGGCGTATCCAGCCGGATCGTCCCGCCCAACACGTTGTCGCGGCGCTCCAGGTACGCATTGCCGAACACCTGCCAATCGAGCACCAGGCGCTCGAACGTTGCGCGCGAGAGCAGCGGGTGCGGGATGAACGTACTGACCAGGATGTTGCGCTTCACGTAGACAGCCGAGCTGTGGTGTGCGGCTGCGCGGAACGAGCGCGCCAGGCCATCCCACGGCAACGGCGGTTCATACCATTGGCCCATGCGCATGCACTCGACGTAATCGAGCAGCTCGCGTCGGTCCAGCACTTCGACGGGATCGCCGAAAGAGAACACCTCGGCCTGCGCGGCCCGGTCGGTGTGGTGCTCGGTCGGCGCGTCGGTGTTGGCGGTGCGCACGTGGGCGGATGCCGTGCGCGCAGCGCGGCGGGTCTTGTTGCGGCTCATGAAATCTCCAGGATGCTGGTATTGGTGGTGGTGACGCCTTCGAGCGGTTCGTGCGAAAGCGCATGCATGCAGGCCCACGCCAGGTCGGCGTGGCTGGTGTCCTCCGAACGGCCGGCCTGATAGGTGACGCGGCCGCCGGCGGCGGTGGTGGTTTTCTTGATGGACATGAACGACGCGGCAAAGTCCGTCCAGCCGGCGTCGAACTCCAGCCGGCCCTTGCTGATGACGTCGTGCGCCTTGAGCACCAGGGCGGTTTTCACTTCCACGGAATAGGTGAAGCCTTCGGCGTCCGGGCGGAACTTCTGCACCAGGCGGAACACCGCATCGCCGATGCCGGTCCGGTCGATGCCCACGTAGGCGACGTTGTAGCGCTCAGTGACGCGCCGGATGGCGCCGGCCTGTTCCTCGTAGTCGATGCCGCGGAACTGGTGCCGCTCCAGCACGCGGAACTTGCCGCCCGGCACCAGGGGCGGGGCGACCACCACCAGCGCAGCGCTGTCGCCGCCGCCGCCGTTGGGGTCGTAGCCGACCCACACTGGCCGGTTGCCGAACGGCCGGGGCGCGAACGGCCGGAAGTCCTCCCATACTTCCCAGGTGTCCACCATCCCGCGCATGAGCATCGAGAGCGGAAACACGGACGCGTTGTCGTCGATGAACGAGCACATCAGCAGGTTGGCGAAATCGAGTTCGCTGTACTCCAGCCGCAACTGGTCGATGTCGAACAGGTTGCAGCCGCCGCGCAGCGCATCCTCCACCGTCACGATCTGGCGCCACTGGCCGTCCGCGCAGCGCATGCCGTTGCGCAGCGCGGCATGGCTCACGTCGATTTTGACCTGTTTGTCCTTGGCCTTGCCGCGGTTGAACAGCGCGCCGGACCAGAACGGATAGGCCTCATGCGACAAGCTGGACGGCGTGGAGAAATACGTCTGCCGCCAGTGCTTGTGGATCGCCATGCCGGAGGCGACCTTGCGCAGTTCCTGGAAGCGCGGCACCCAGAAGTACTCGTCGAAGTACAGGTTGCCGTGGTAGCTCTGCGCGGTGCGGGCGTTGGTCCCGAGGAAGTACAGCGTCGCCCCGTTTGGCAACACCATCGGGTCGCCCTTCAGCTCGACGCCGGCCGCATCCTTCGCGAATTGGACGATGTACTGCTTGAAGACGTGCGCCTGCGCCTTGCTGGCCGATAGAAAAATCTGGTTGCGGCCAGTGGTCAGCGCGTCGATGAACGCCTCGCGTGCGAAGTACCACGTCGCGCCGATCTGCCGGCTCTTGAGCAGGTTGCGGATGCGCTCGACCTGCCCAGCCTCATACCAGACGCGCTGGTAATCGAACATCGAGTCGCGGAAGGCCTTCAGGAGCTGCGTCTGTTCCTCAGGGCTGATCGCGTTGCGCTCGGGCTTGCTGCGCGGCCCCTTGTTGCGGTTCGCGACCTTCGGGTTCAGGTCGGTTTCGTTGCCGCTGGCCTCGTACCGGCGCACGCGCGCCATGCGCTCCATCTGTCGGCCGAGCAGGTCGATTTCCTTGTAGTCCCGGCCTTCCTTCACTTCTTTGGCGACGAGCTGCGCCATGCGCTCTTCGATGCTGGACGCCACGCGCTCCACCGCATCCGTCGCATCCCACCCATCGCGGCGCTTCCAGCTGTGCACCGTTACAGGCTTGACGCCCAGCATTTCGGCGATGCGCGCGACGCGGTAGCCCTGCCAGTACAGCGTGCGCGCGATGCGGCGCGGGTCCTTTTCGGGGTCGATCGAGAGCGAGGTGAGAGGCGGAAGCGTAGTCATGCCGCAACGCTACCGGCCACGCGCGCGCGTGCCACGCGCAGCCTGTTGTGGCGCGGGTTCTCACAACATCAATGCGTTGTCCGCGCGATGCCGCACGCAGAAGATGGCAGCACCACACCGAACCACTGACCACAGAGGACACCATGGCCAAGGGCACCAAGTTCTTCCGCATCGCCACCGAAGGCGCAACGAGCGACGGCCGCGTGATCGACCGCGAAACGCTGATCGAGATGGCAAGCAACTACGACCCCAAGGTCTACACCGCGCGCGTCAACCTGGAGCACATCCGCGGCTACGACCCGGCCGGCCCGTTCAAGGCCTACGGCGACGTGACCGCGCTGAAGACCGAGGAACAGGACGGCAAGCTCGGTTTGTTCGCGCAGATCGACCCCACGGACGATCTGGTCGCCATGACCAAGGCCCGGCAGAAGATCTTTTCGTCCATGGAGCTGCAGCCGAGCTTTGCGGATACCGGCGAGGCCTATCTGGTCGGCCTGGCCGTGACCGACAACCCGGCGAGCCTCGGGTGCGAAGTCCTGCAGTTCAGCGCCAAGGCCAAAACGAACCCGCTCGCCGCGCGCAAGCAGCACCCGGACAACCTCTTCACCGAGGCCGTGGAGGTGCCGCTCGACTTCTCGCCCGAAGTGACGAACTACACGGCGACGAGTGTGCCCACGGGCTTTGCCGACAGCATCAAGCGCCTGTTCTCCAAGCAGCGCAGATCCGACAGCAACAACGACGCACGTTTTGCGGACGTGCAGGAAGCCGTGCAGACGGTCGCACAGCAGGTGCAGGCAACCGGCGAGCAGTTCAGTACGGCGCTCAAGGCCGTCACCGACCAACTGACCGCCATGAGCAGCCAAGGCGCGGAACGCGACAAGCAGTTCAACGCGCTGAAGGCCCAGCTCGAGAAGACCGACACCTACGCCGCCCGCCCGCCGGCCACGGGTGGCGACGGCGCGTCCATCACGACCGATTGCTGACCCGGCCACCGGCCCGCAGCACACCAACCAGACCACACACCGGAGTCAACACAATGCGCAACGAAACCCGCCGCCTCTTCACGGCTTACAAGGACGCAATCGCCAAGCTCAACGGCGTGGCTCGCGTTGATGAGAAGTTCAGCGTCGCGCCGAGCGTCCAGCAGAAGCTGGAGACCAAGGTTCAGGAGTCGAGCGATTTCCTGTCCCGCGTCAACTTCCACGGCGTGACCGAGCAGGAAGGCGAGAAGATCGGCCTGGGTGTGTCCGGCCCGGTGGCGAGCACCACGGACACCACCCAGCAGGACCGCCAAACGTCCGACATTGCCACGCTGGACGGCCGCCGCTACCGGTGCGAGCAGACCAACTCCGACACGCACATCACCTACCAGAGGCTGGACGCCTGGGCCAAGTTCCCCGACTTCCAGACCCGGATCCGCGATGCCATCATCAAGCGCCAGGCGCTGGATCGCATCATGATCGGCTTCAACGGTGTCAGCCGAGCCGCCACGTCCAATCGGGTGGTCAACCCGATGCTCCAGGACGTGAACAAAGGCTGGCTGCAGAACCTGCGCGAACAGGCGCCGCAGCGCGTCATGGAGGAAGGCAAAAAAGCGGCCGGCAAGATCATCGTCGGCGCGGGTGGGGACTACGGCAACCTGGACGCCCTGGTGTTCGACGTCGTGAACCAGCTGGTCGAGCCGTGGTACGCCGAGGATCCGGAGCTGGTCGTGCTGTGTGGTCGCAACCTGCTGGCCGACAAGTACTTCCCGCTGGTGAACAAAGACCGCGACCCGGTCCAGCAGATCGCGGCCGACCTCATCATCAGCCAGAAGCGCATCGGCAACCTGCAGGCGGTGCGCGTGCCGTACTTCCCGGCGAATGGCCTGCTGGTGACGCGCCTGGACAACCTGTCCATCTACTACCAGGAGAACGCGCGCCGTCGCACGATCCTGGACAACGCGAAGCGCGATCGCATCGAGAACTACGAGTCGAGCAACGACGCGTACGTGATCGAAGACCTGGCGTGCGCAGCCATGGCCGAGAACATCGAACTGGCGGCGGCAGCATGACCAGCCCGGCCCGCAACCACTTCCTGCGCGTGACGGCCGCCTCGGCGGCCAAGGCCGCGCAGGCTTCCAACCCGCTGCGCTATGCCACCGGCCAGGAGCTGATGCTGGCGCAACTGGCCGAGCACAAGCGCCAGCTCAAGCAGGTGCAGTCCGTCGAGCGCAAGGCGGAGCTCAAGCGCAAGCTGCTGCCCGAGTACGCGGCCTGGGTCCGTGGCGTGCTGGAGGCCGACACGGGCACGCAGGACGAGGTGTTCATGACGGTCATGGTGTGGCTGATCGATGTCGGCAACTTCGCCGACGCCCTGGAGCTGGCCGCTTACGCGATCCGGCACCAGTTGGAGATGCCCGACCAGTACCAGCGCACCACGGCCTGCCTGATCGCCGAAGAGTTCGCCAACATGGCCCTGAAGGGCATCGAGGCCGGCGATCCGGTGGACGTGACCACGCTGCGCGAGGTGGCCGAGCTGGTCGCGGCCGAGGACATGCCGGACGAGGTGCGCGCCAAGCTGCACAAGGCGATGGGCTATGCCTGCGCCGCACTGGCGGAGGTGGCCACTGGTCCGGAGGCCGTGTCCCGGCGCATGGACGCGCTAACGCATCTGCGCCGCGCCCTGGAGCTGCACGACAAGTGCGGCGTGAAGAAAGACATCGAGCGCATCGAGCGCGACATCAAGAACACAGCGAAGGCCGACGCGAAGGAGGGCGACGGCCGCAGCTGATACCGAGCGTGACCCCGCGCATCGAGGCGGCACGGGGCGACCTTCCGGCGTGCCGCGAATCGTCGCCCCGTCCACCGCCTCCCAGCTCATCCAGACCATGTCCTCATTCATCGCAGCAGCACCCGTACCGACGCCGGCGCAACCCGGCGGGCAGCCGATCGGCAACGACGGCTTTTTCCCGGATATCGATGTCGACCAGGCCTGCGCCGCCATGCGCCTGGACGGCACCGTCACGCCTGAACGCCTGCGCGCCGCGCTGGTCGACGCCGCGCTGTCCGTCAACGACGAGCTGGCGGCATGGAAGGCGCAGCAGCTTGCCGCCGGATTCACGGAGCTGGGCGCAGTGCCGGGGCAGTGGATCGACGGCCGGAGCCGCCACGTGCACCGCTACCTGCGTGCGGTCCACTGCACGGCGGCGGCCTGGCTGATGGAGCGGTACCGGTCGTTCGACGCCACCGCCGCGGGGGACCGCAAGGCCGAGGCGGAAAACACCTCGGTGGATGATCTGCGCCGCGATGCGCGCTGGGCAGTCAGCGACATCACCGGCGCTGCGCGCACCACCGTGGAGCTGATCTGATGCGCGTGCGGGCCATCCAGGGCGACACCATCGACGCCATCTGCCGGCGGGTGTACGGCCGCACGGCGAGCGTGACGGAAGCCGTGCTGGCCGCCAACCCCGGCATCGCCGACTTGGGTCCCATCCTGCCGCACGGGACCGAGCTGGTACTGCCCGACATTTCCCCGCAGCGGCAGGCCGCGCAGACGGTGCAGCTGTGGGACTGAACCCAAGGAATCCATATGGCTGAACCCATCGCAACCGGTACGTCCGCCGCTGCTGTCGCCGTCACCAGCGTAGGCGCGGTTTCCCTGCTGCCCGGGGTAGACCCGGGCACGGTGCTTGGCGCCTTCGCCGGCGCGGCGGTCTTCGCGCTCAATTCGGGCGAACTGACGGTCGCAAAGAAGCTGTCCTTCCTCGTGCTGTCGATCGTGGCGGGCGTCCTGTCGGCGCCGCTCGCCGCGTCCCTGATTGCCCGGGCGCTGCCCGCCAACACCGAAGTCAGCGAGGCCGTCGGCGCGCTGGTGGCCTCCACGGTGATGGTGCGGCTGCTGCTGGCGCTGATCCGCGCGGCCGACAACAGCGACAAGCTGTTGGCCGCTCTGCGGGGTGGCAGCAGCGACAACCGTGGAGGAAACCAACCGTGAATGCCCTGTTCATCGTGCAGGCGGTGCTGTGCGCGCTGATCGCGCTGCGCCTGCTGCTGTTCAAGCGCGACGGCGCGGCGCACCGCCCTTGGGCGTCGCGGCTCGCCTACGCCCTGATCGTGCTGGCCGGCGCGGTTCCCATCGGCGTGCTGTTCGGTCGGTACGATTGGGCGCTGCTGGCGCAGAACGGCATCACGGCCATCCTGTGTCTGGCCGTCTTCTCGGTGCGCGGCAACGTGGTGGAGCTGTTCCGCATGGGCGGCGGCGCCGACACGTCCTGGCTGGTGCGCCTGCTGCGGAGGTCCGTATGACGATCCTGAAACCAGGCAGCACCGGCGCCGAGGTGCGCGAGCTGCAGCGTCTGTTGGCCGGCCGTGGTTTCTCTGCAGCTGACACCGGGGAATACGACGCGGCCACTGCCGCGGCCGTGCGCGCGGCGCAGGCCTGTTTCGACCTGGTCGTGGACGGTATCGCTGGCCCCAAGACCGTTCAGGCCCTGCGCGTGGGCGCCCGCCAGCCCGGGCACCTAACGGCGGCGGATCTGCAACGCGCGGCGGGTACGCTGGGCGTGCCCCTGGCGGCGGTGCGCGCGGTCAACGAGGTTGAGAGCCGGGGGAGCGGGTTCCTGCCGGACGGACGGCCCGTGATCCTATTCGAGCGGCACGTCATGTACCGGCAGTTGCGCGAGGCCGACCAGGATGCGGACGCGCTCGCGGCCCGGTATCCCAACATCGTCAACCCGAGCCGTGGCGGCTACGTGGGCAAGGCCGGGGAGCACATGCGGCTCGCCCAGGCCATCGCCATCGACCGCGATTGCGCCCTTGCGTCGGCGAGCTGGGGGCTGTTTCAAGTCATGGGATACCACTGGGAGCGGTTGGGGTATCCGAGCGTGCAGGCATTCGCGGACGCCATGCAAAGCGGCGAGGGAGCGCAGCTCGACGCCTTCGTGCGGTTCGTCACCAGTGACCCCGCCTTGCACAAGGCGCTCACGGGCGGGAAGTGGTCCGCCTTCGCCGCGCTCTACAACGGGCCAGCCTACAAGGACAACCTGTATGACGTGAAGCTGGCGCGCGCCTTCGCACGCTACCAGGCCGAAGAGCGGGAGGCCGCATGAACCGTGCGTTCGCTGTGCTGTGTGTTCTGGCGGCCGTCGCAGGCCTGGGCGTGTGGCTGGCGCACAGCTACGACGCCGCCATCGATCGCGCCGACACCGCCGAGAGGACCGCCGCCGATCTGCGTACACAGCTCAAGGGCGCCCAGGGCAGCACCGTCACCGTCACGCAGTACGTGGACCGCGTGCAAACGATCCGCCTCAAGGGCGACACCATCATCAAGGAGATTCCGCGTTATGTCCCGATCCAGGCTGATGCTTCCTGCGTTGTTCCTCGCGGCTTTGTGCGGCTGCACGACGCCGCCGCCGCCGGCGCAGTGCCAGATCCAGGTGCCGGCGATGCTGATGCGGCCCCCTCGGGCGTTGCGCTCTCTGCCGTCGCCGGCACCGTCGCCGACAACTACACCGACAGCCACGCCAACAGCGAGCAACTGACTGCCCTGCAGCAGCTGTTGCGCGACCAGGGCGTGACCGTTATCGGGGAGGGTGTCGCGCCATGATGAAGCTCACCAGCCTGCGCGACGCGCTCACGGGCGGCGTGCCGCACCTGGCCGCCAATCCCGACGCGCTACACGTGTTCGTGGACGAGGGGCGCGTGGTCGGCACCGGTGCACGCTCGCTGTCGTTCGAGTACCAGTACACGCTCACGCTGATCGTGACCGACTACCCGGACAGCTCGGACACCATCGTCGTCCCGGTCCTGGCCTGGTTGCGGACGAACCAACCCGACCTGTTCGCCAACGACGAGCGGCGCCGCGACGGGTTCCGCTTCGAGGCTGAAATCCTGAACCACTGCACGGTCGATCTGTCGATCAAGCTGCAATTGACCGAGCGCGTAACCGTGAAGCCAGCCGGCGGCGGCTACCAGGTCGAGCATCACCCGGAGCCGGTCAACGATGCCGACGACCCGGCGAGCTGGAGGCCGAATTGAGCGAGTCCCACGAGCTGGAGGCCTGGCTGGCCGGGATGCTGACCAAGCTGGACGCACCGGCCCGCCGGACGCTGGCGCGCGCTGTGGCCGTCGAGCTACGCCGGCGCCAGGCTGCCCGCATCGCCGAGCAGCGCAATCCGGACGGCAGCCCCTACGTACCGCGCAAGCCGCAGCTGCGTCACCGCGCCGGCCGCATCCGGCGGGCGATGTTCATGCGGCTTCGGCTGGCGCGCTACATGAAAACCGAGGTCGACGCCAACACTGCAGTGGTGACCTTCGCGGGCAACGCGCAGCGCATCGCCACGGTTCACCAATTCGGCCTGCGGGATCGCGTAAACAAGGCTGGCCTGACCGCGCAATACCCGGTGCGGGAGCTACTGGGATTGGATTCAGAGGGCGTGGAGCGCATCACGGATATTCTTCTCCAGCATCTGGCAGCCTAGCGCGGCTAGGGATGGTGTTCAGAACTCATTCCGTCGAACTGAGTCATCGAAGCGAAGCGGATGCGTAACAGACGATGCGAAGCCTGACGCGAACGGAACGCTACGCGCAGCATGGAGAGGCCGATTCCCGCCTGCTCGGGGCGGTTTTCCTTCATGCGCGGGCCTCACGCATCAGTCGTCCGCGCATCATCCATAGATTGCTCAGGGCAAACAACGTATGTAACTGCTGCGTGTTCTTCACCAAGCCTCGATAGCGCACCTTCAAATGCCCGAACTGGCGCTTGATGACCCGGAACGGATGTTCTACGCGAGCACGAATGCGCGCCTTGACCCGCTCCAACTCATCGACGAGCGCACCCGACACGGTGTTCTTGTCCAAGGCGCGGCGTTTGCTCGGTCGCAATGCCACATGCCAACGCACCTTCAACTTCTGCACCTCTTCGCGCTTGTCGATGCCCTGGTAGCCGGCATCGCCGAATACGTCGGCCTCCTTACCGTGCACCAACGCATGCGCTTGCGTCACGTCGTTGACGTTGGCGGCCGTGCCCAGCACGGTATGCACCAGCCCCGAGTCCGCATCCACGCCAATGTGCGCTTTCATTCCGAAATGCCACTGGTTACCTTTCTTGGTCTGGTGCATCTCTGGGTCACGCTTGCCGCTGCCATTCTTGGTCGAACTGGGCGCGGCAATCAGCGAGGCGTCGACCACCGTGCCCTCTTTGAGCAGGTAGCCCTTCGCACTGAGTTGCGCGTTGACGGTCTGCAGAAATTGCTCGGCTAACTGGTGTCGCTCCAGCAAGTGCCGAAAGCGCAGAATGCTGACCCGGTCCGGCAGTCGGCTTATGCCTCCCAGCCCCGCGAATTGCCGATACAACGGCACGTCGTACAGCGCCTCTTCCATCGCCACGTCCGTCAGCCCGAACCATTGCTGCAGAAAGTGGATGCGCAGCATCGTTTCGACTGGAAACGGCTTCCGACCCGTCGCCTTGACCGGCGCATGCGGCGCTATCAACGCCAAAAACGCCTGCCACGGCACCACACGTTCCATCTCATCCAGAAATACCTGCTTGCGCGTGCGTCGGTTGCTCAGGTCCAGGCCAAGGTCGCTTTGTTTCATGGGTTCATCCAGCGTTGCGAACCTTCCTTCGACTGCCCGCGCTTGCGGGAGTTTTGAACACTATCCCTAGGGAAACGCTGATCAATGGGGTCCGTGAATGGAATCGCGAGCCATCCTGTTCAAGGTTTCCGCATCGCGGGAAGGAAGTGCCGATTGAGCACGTTTTCCGCCGTTTTCGCGTGGTGCCTGGCGCGCTTTGCGCGCTCAGGACGGAATGCTTTCAGGGCTGGCCAGCAACTGTCTCCTGGCGAGCACCAGATTGGCGAGACCGAACAAGCTGAACAGTTGCGCCGTGTTCTTGGCCAAGCCCTTGTAACGAACCTTGCGATGACCAAACAGATTCTTGATGACATGGAACGGATGTTCGACCCGAGCCCGAATCTGAGCCTTGGTCCTCTCCGCCTCGATTAGCAAGTCCTTGATGGCGCCATCGCGCATCGCCTTGATCTTGCTGCGCTTGAGCGCAACATGCCACTTCGCACCCTTGCCTTGCATCTCGTCGCGCTTCTCAACGCCGGTGTAACCTGCATCGCCAAACGCGTCTTCCTCATGGCCATGCAGCAACGCGTGGGCCTGCGAGACATCGGACTCATTCGCTGCCGTGCCAACCACGCTATGCACCAGGCCCGACGACGCATCCACCCCAATGTGTGCCTTCATTCCAAAGTGCCATTCGTTGCCCTTCTTGGTCTGGTGCATCTCCGGATCGCGGCTCTTCTTGGCATTCTTGGTCGACGGCGGCGCTTCGATGATGGTGGCATCCACGATCGTGCCTTCCCTCATCATCAGCCCCCGCTCGCACAGCATGATGCCGATCTCGTCGAACAGCTTGCCAGTCAGGTCATGCTCGACCAGCAGGCGCCGGAACTTCAGCAGCGTGGTCGCGTCCGGCACGTTCTCGACCGCCAGATCAATGCCGGCGAACGCACGCATCGCCATGCTGTCGTACAACGCATCTTCCAGTCCTTCGTCCGACAGCCCGTACCACTGCTGCAAGAAATAAATGCGCAGCATCCTCTGCAGCCCGATTGGCGGCCGTCCTCGTTCTCCTTTAGGGTAGTGCGGCTCGACTGCCGCAACCAGCCGCGTCCATGGAACGACCTTCTCCATCTCCGCCAGGAAACGCTCACGCTTGGTCACGCGTTTCTTGCCCGCGTACTCCGCTTCCGAAAAGCTGGTTTGCTTCTTCATCGTCGTCGGTCCACTCCGTGAGCTTCCTTCCGCAACGTCCTCGGCTACGTCAGCGATGACCGCCGAGCCTGATAAATCAGCGTTTCCCTAGAACTCTGGCAAATTATCCAAGTTATCGATGAGCTTGTTGTCCGCAACGGTTTTTAGATATTCATTTCCGTTGATCGGAACAACAAAGACTTGTTTTCCTTGATTCCATTTGTCCTCACCATTCTTGTATATGGTGACAAAAGTTGTTCCACTCTTTATTGCTGCGACGACCTGCTGCCTATCGTAGTCCTGGAACGAACCAATACTTTCTCCCTTGTCTTGGGCAAGGCGCAGCCGGTTGATATGGGCGCGATTGGGATTGAATTGCACAGCAGCGATAAGATAATCTGCCCACTTTGGCATACCACCCCCTCTATGACTTGATTTTAACCAATTGATTTAGCGGAATCGCACGAAAAATCACCTTCTGCCATGCGCTCGGCCTGCACATTATTTGTATAGGCAAGAAGATTTTATTTCAAGGAAATAATGTGGCTTGGACTCCCATGTATACCCTTAGGAAACAAAGCCTAAGCGTTGTGTTGTAGTGCGAACCGGTACAACAAACGTGACGTGACCACTTCCCGCACGCACGGCACTCTGCGGCCATGGACACCGCAGACCTCGCCCGCCTCCTCGAAAACCTCCTGCGCCTCGGCACCATCGCCGAGGTTCGGCACACCAAGCCGCCGGCCGTGCGCGTACGCACCGGTGGCATCACCACCACCTGGCGCCCGTGGGCCGAGTGCCGCGCCGGCCGGACGCGCACCTGGAACCCGCCGACCGTGGGCGAGCAGGTGCTGCTGTTCTGCCCCAGCGGCGACCCGGCCAACGCCGTCATCCTGTGCGGCATCCCGACCGACGACAACGACGTTCCGAGCAACGACCCCAACCTGACTGTCACGCTGTACCCGGATGGCGCGCTCACCAGCTACGACCACACCGCCGGCCTGCTGAGCGTGCAGGGCGTCAAGACGGTGTTCCTGGAAGCCGCCGCGAACGTGCTGGTGAAGGCGCCGGACACCGTTTTCGATGGCAATGTCACGGTCAAAGGCCGGTTCGCGTACGAGAACGGCATCGCCGGCCATGGCGGCGAGAACGGCAACAAGATCACCGGCAGCCTGACGCACGAGGGCGGCCAGCTTTCGTCCAACGGCGTCGTGCTGGACAAGCACGACCACGGCGGCGTGCAGCGCGGCGGCGACTGGACGGAGGGCACGCGGTGACCGGCATGAACAACGCCACCGGGCGCGCGCTTGCCGACCAGCCGCATGTGGTGCAGTCGGTGCGCGACATCCTCTCCACGCCGATCGGCTCACGCGTGATGCGCCGCGACTACGGCAGCCAGGTCCCCGAGCTGATCGACCAGCCGCTGAACCCGGCAACCCGCCTGCGCACCATGTCCGCCGCCGTGTCGGCGCTGGTGCGCTGGGAGCCGCGCATCCGCATTGCCTCGGTGCGGTTCTGGATCGACGCGGACGGCCAGCCCGTGATCGACATCGAGGCCGACCGCGTGGACGGCCCGCGCCGTGAAGCGGCGGGCACGCTGTCCGTGCCCCTGCGGAGCTGACCATGGCCATCATCGACCTGTCGCAGTTGCCGGCGCCGGCCGTGGTCGAAACGCTCGACTACGAAGCCATCCTGGCCGAGCGGAAAGACTACTTTGTGTCGCTGCACCCGGCCGACCAGCGGGACGCCGCGCGCGCCACGCTGGAGCTGGAATCCGAGCCGATCACCAAGCTCTTGCAGGAGAACGCCTACCGCGAGCTGGTGTGGCGCCAGCGTGTGAACGACGCGGCGCGCGGGGTCATGCTGGCCTTCGCCGAAGGGGAAGACCTGGAGCAGATCGCGGCGAACTTCAACGTGCGGCGTCTGACCATCACGCCGGCCGACGACACCACCGTGCCGCCGACGCCCGCCGTGATGGAGGGCGACGACTCGCTGCGCGAGCGCGCACAGGAAGCGTTTGAAGGGCTGTCCGTGGCCGGCCCGACCAAGGCCTACGAGCAGTTCGCGCGCTCGGCTGACGGCCGGGTGGCGGACGCGCGCGCGATCAGCCCGGCCGGCGCGGAAGTGGTGGTCTCGGTGCTGTCGCACCTGAACGACGGCACGGCCGACGAGAGCCTGCTGACGGCTGTACGCACCGCGTTGAGCGATGACGACACCCGGCCGCTCGGCGACCGCCTGACTGTGCAATCCGCCACCATCGTCCCGTACCGCATCCGTGCCACGCTGTACCTGGCATCGGGGCCGGCGGCCGAGCCGATCCTGGACGCGGCCGGCAAGCGGGCCGACACCTACCGCACCACGCGGCGGCGCATCGGCCGCGACATCAACCGCTCGGCGATCACGGCGGCGCTGCATGTGGAGGGCGTGGAAAAGCTCGTGCTGCACGAACCGGCGGAAGACATCGCGCTCGATCTGACCCAGGCGGGCTACTGCACCGGCGTGGATATCGTCAATGGTGGCACCAGTGAGTAGCGCAACCCTGTTGCCGCCGAACGCAACGCCGCTGGAGCGCCGCGCCGCCCAGGCGGGAGCGCGCATCGAGCGCGTGCCGGTGCCGCTGCGCGACCTGTGGAACCCAGCCACCTGCCCGGCCGAGCTGTTGCCCTTCCTGGCCTGGTCGTTTTCCGTGGACCGCTGGAACTCTTCCTGGCCGCTCGCCACCAAGCGCGCCGTGACGGCCGCCGCCTACTTCGTGCATCGCAAGAAGGGCACGATCGGCGCGCTGCGCCGCGCGGTGGAGCCGCTGGGCTTCCTGATTCGCGTGATCGAGTGGTGGCAGACCAACCCGCCCGGCCCGCGCGGGTCGTTCCGGCTGGAGGTTGGTGTCCTGCAAACCGGCATCGACGAGGCCATGTACGCCGAGCTGGAACGGCTCATCGATGACGCGAAACCCTGTTCCCGGCCGATGCTAGGCCTCCAGATCAGCATCGAGGCGCGCGGCACCCAGGCCACCAGTGCCGCCGCCTACCTGGGCGATGTGCTGACCGTCTACCCCTACGCTCCGCCCGACATCGTTGTGAGCGGTACCGCGCCTCTTTCCAGCGCTTCCCACGACATCGACACCCTGACCGTCTCTCAGTAGAACGCCATGCCCCAGACCTTCTTTATCGTTCCGACCGCAGCCGGCGAGGCCCGCGACGCCAACGCCAAGGCACTCGGCCAGGCGCGCAAGTACACGCACATCGCCGTGGGTGATGGCGGCGGCGCGCTGCCGACGCCCGACCGTGACCGCGCCGCGCTGGTCAACGAGCGCTACCGCGCCCAGATCAATGCGATCTGGCAGGACCAGGCCAACCCCGGGCAGTTCGTGGCCGAGCTGGTGATTCCCGAGACCGTGGGCGGTTGGTGGATTCGTGAGCTGGGCCTGATCGATGCGGACGGCACGCTGTGCTACTACGGCAACTGTCCGGAGACCTACAAGCCACAGCTGGCCGAAGGGTCTGGCCGCACGCAGTCCGTGCGCATGGTGGTGCTGTCGGCCTCGGGCGCGGCCGTCGAACTGAAAATCGACCCGGCGATCGTGCTGGCGACGCGGCAGTACGTCGACACGACCATCGCCGCCGAGCTGGCGAAGCTGGACGGCAAGCCATCGGTGCGCATTGCCACCACCGCCAACCTGGCCGCGCTCTCCGGGCTGCTGACCATCGACGGCGTGACGCTCGCCGCCGGCGACCGGGTGCTGGTCAAGGACCAGAACGCGGGCAAGGACAACGGCATCTACGTTGCTGCGGCCGGCGCCTGGGCGCGCGCGGCCGATGCCGACGCCGCGCTGGAGGTGACCCCCGGCATGCTGGTGCCAGTGGAGACCGGCGCGGCAAACGGCGATTCGCTGTGGCAGCTCGCCACCGACGCGCCGATCACGATCGGCACCACGGCGCTCGCCTTCGAGCTGGTGAGCGGCAAGACGGGCGTGGCGGCCGGCACGTATCGCAGCGTCACCGTGAACAGCCGCGGCCAGGTGACGGGCGGCACCAATCCGACCACGCTTGCCGGCTACGGCATCACGGATGCCGTCACGGCCGCGCAGGGGCTGGCCGCCGGTATCGGCGCCGATCTGGCAACCAGCAACAAAGCCGTGGGCGACCTGAACGCCCTGGTGGCGCCTGGGGAGTACTACTACACCAGCGACAACGCCAATGCGCCGAGCGGACACGGCGTGCTCAAGGTGTGGCGCGAGTCCGCCACGATGGTCTTTCAGCTCGTCCACTCCTCAGACAACGAGGTGTTCACGCGCTACCGCGCCAGCAGCGGCACGTGGACCGCCTGGCGGCAGCTGGTGGGCCAGGCGGGGCTGATCGGGTATTTCGCGCGCTCCACCGCCCCGAACGGATGGCTCAAGGCCAACGGCGCGGCGGTCAGTCGTACGACCTACGCGGCGCTGTATGCCGAGATTGGCACCACGTTTGGCGCGGGCGATGGCGCCGCCACGTTCAACCTGCCGGACCTGCGCGGCGAATTCCTTCGGGGCTGGGATGACGGGCGCGGCGTGGATACCGGCCGGGGCTTCGGCACGTGGCAGTCCGGCTCCCCGGTCGTGCATGACGACGTGGGCGGCACCGCCAGTTTCAACATCACGGCGCTGGGCGACGGTACCAACGTGGCTTGGTCGAACATCGCCGATCCCTGGGTCGGCGCCTTCCCGCTCACGATGTACGACTCCTCGGCCGCAACCTTCGTTGACGCCAACAACAAAGGTTTCATCAACATGGCCCGCCCGCGCAACGTCGCGTTCCTCCCCTGCATCAAATACTGACCGACCGACGCCATGACCGACACCGTCTACCACTATCACCCCACCACCGGCGAGTACGCCGGCAGCTCGCCCGCGGACCACTCGCCGCTCGAACCGGGCGTCGTGCTCATCCCCGCCCACGCCACCGACCAGGTGCCGCCCGAGGCCGGCCCGCACGAGGTGGCCGTCTTCCGCGACGGCAGCTGGAGCGTCGCAGCCGACTGGCGTGGCGTTGCCCTGTTCTCCAAGGCGGACGGCTCTGCCGTCACCATCGCCGAGATTGGCACGACGCCGGCGGACGTGACCGCCACAGAAACCGCGCGGCCCAGCGCTGCACACGTCTGGAATGAAGGGAGGTGGATCGAGGACGCCCAGCTGAAGGCCTCGCAGCTGGTGGCGCTGAGGCAGCGCCTGTGCGACCAGCTCGACGCCGCGGCCGATGCGGTCCGCCTGGCGGTGGTCGGCGATCCGCTGCGCGTGGTCGAATACCAGCGCGCCGCCGACGAGGCGCAGGCGTACCAGGCCGCCGGCTACGTGGGCGATGCTCCGCCATCGGTGCAGAGTGCCGCCGACGCCAAGGGCTCGACCGCCCGGGAGGCTGCCGACGAGATCCTGGCGATGCATGCCGCGTGGAATGCTGCCCTGTACGGCATTCGGTCGCTTCGTCTCGCGGGCAAAGTGCGCATCCGCAACGCGGTATCGGAGGACGCCACACGCACGGCCGCCGACCAGGCGATCGCCGGCGTGCGCGGCGTCTTGGCGGGCATGAGCGGGGGACAAGCATGAGCAGCGTCCAGCTACTTTTCACCACCACCAACGGCCCCCTGGGCTGGGGAATTCGCGTGTGTACCTGGTCGGCGTGGAGCCATGTGGCCTTGGTGGCCGGCGACCAGGTCATCGAATCGATGCCCGGGCACGGCGTGCGCCGCGTGCCGCTGGCCGGGGCCATCCAGTGCGCGGACCGGTACGAGCTGGCGACGATGCCGGCGCGCGACCCGGCGCGGATCATCGAGGCGGCGGCCAGCCAGATCGGCAAGCCCTACGACTACGAGGCCATCTGCGGCCTTGGCCTGCACCGCGACTGGCAGCAGGCCGATGCGTGGTTCTGTAGCGAACTGCTGGCCTGGTCATTCCACCAGGCGGGCGAGCCGCTGTTCCGCGCGGACTGTGTGCGGCGCGTGACACCGCAACACTTGTGGATGCTCGCGCCGCTCAATCAGCAGGCCTCGGCCAACGTCTTGTTGTAGCGCGCGCCGCCACAACAGCACGCGCGCGACTTCCTCGCGCGTGCGCAGCATCCTCCATGGACGTCCCTACACACCGTCGGACACTCCTGGAGGACTGCATGCCAACCGACTACCACCACGGCGTGCGCGTCGTTGAACTCAACGACGGCACACGCCCCATCCGCACCATCGAGACCGCCGTGGCCGGCATCGTCTGCACCGCCGACGATGCCGATGCGGTTGCGTTCCCGCTCGACACGCCCGTCCTGCTGACCAACCCGCAGGCCTACATCGGCAAGGCCGGCGACAAAGGCACGCTCGCCCGCACGCTCGACGCCATCACCGACCAGACCAACCCGCTCACGGTCGTGGTGCGCGTCGCCGGTGGCGCTTCCGAAGCCGAGACCACCTCCAACCTGATCGGCACCACCACGATGGCCGGTCGGCACACCGGCCTGAAGGCGTTGCTGTCCGCCCGCAACCGCTTCGGCGTCACGCCGCGCATCCTGGCCGTCCCGGGGCTCGACAGCCTGCCCGTGGCGGCCGAGCTGGCAACCATCGCCCAGAAGCTGCGCGCTTTCGCCTACCTGTCGGCGTACGGCTGCCAGACCAAGGAAGAGGCCGTCGCCTATCGCAGCAACTTCGGCCAGCGCGAAGCGATGGTGATCTGGCCGGATTTCGTCGGCTGGGATACCGCCGCCAATGCCGAGGCCACCCTGTGGGCCACGGCCCGCGCGGTCGGCATGCGCGCCAAGATCGACAACGACACCGGCTGGCACAAGACGCTTTCCAACGTGGCTGTGGGTGGCGTGACTGGCCTGTCGCGCGACGTTTTCTGGGACCTCCAGGACCCGGCGACCGACGCGGGCTACCTGAACGCCAACGAGGTGACCACGCTGGTTCACCGCGACGGCTTCCGCTTCTGGGGCTCCCGCACGTGCAGCGCGGATCCGCTGTTCGCCTTCGAGAACTACACGCGCACCGCGCAGGTGCTGGCCGACACCATGGCGGAAGCCCACATGTGGGCAAACGATCTGCCGATGACGCCAACGCTGGTGCGCGATCTGTTGGAGGGCATCAACGCCAAGCTGCGCATGCTGACTCGCAACGGCTACCTGTTGGGCGGCGCCGCGTGGTTCGACCCGGAAGCCAACACCAAGGACACGCTGAAGGCCGGCCAGCTCGCCATCGACTACGACTACACGCCCGTCCCGCCGCTGGAAAACCTCACGTTCCGCCAGCGCATCACCGACCGCTACCTGATGCAGTTCGCCGAAGCCGTCAAGGCGGCTTGAGCTGTGTCCCACCACCTGACCAGGAATCACTATGGCCCTGCCACGCATCCTCAAACACTTCAACGTATTCGCGGACGGTGTGGTCCACACCGGCGAATGCGAAGAAATCAACCTGCCCAAGCTCGCGCGCAAGCTGGAGGAATACCGCGCCGGCGGCATGAACGGCGCCATCCAGATCGATATGGGCAACGAGAAGCTGGAGCTGGAAACCACCTACGGCGGCCCGATGCGCGAAATCCTCAAGCAGTACGGCACCACCGCCGTCGATGGCGCCATGATCCGCTTCGCCGGCGCCTACCAGCACGAGGACACCAAGGAAGTCGATGCGGTGGAGATCGTCGTGCGCGGCCGGCATACCGAAATTGATTTCGGCACCGCCAAGGCCGGCGCCAAAGCACCGTTCAAGGTCAAGTCCTCGCTGACCTACTACAAGATGACCGTCAACAGCGAAGTCTGGTGCGAGCTGGATTTCGTGAACTTCGTCGAAGTCGTTTTCGGCGAGGACCGCCTGGCCGCGCAGCGCCGTGCGATCGGCCTGTAACCCGGGCGTCGCCCACCTCGCCCGGGCGGGCTCACCTGCGCGGGCATGCCTCAACTCTTCATCGCTTTGACCACCATGGAAAAAAAAACCGCAACCATCACCCTGGACACCCCGATCACGCGCGGGGAACAGACGATCGGCACGATCACCGTGCGCAAGCCCGGCGCCGGCGAGCTGCGCGGCGTGAGCCTGATGGATCTGATGCGCATGGACGTGACTGCCCTGCACACGGTTCTGCCGCGCATCACCACGCCGACGCTGACCACCGCCGACGTGAGCAAGCTGGATCCGGCCGACCTGACCCAACTGGCCGTCGAGGTGACCGGTTTTTTGCTGACGAAGGCTCAGCAGCAGGACACCTTCCCGACCGAGTCGAAGACGCCGCCGCAGACATCGGCGTGATCTTCTCCTTCCGCCTGGACGAGCTGTACGCCATGGGTATCGTTGAGCTGATGGAGTGGCGCGAACGCGCGCGCGAACGCAGCGGGGCCGAGGAATGAGCGACGCCCGCCGCCTGCGCCTGGAGGTGGTGCTGGCCGCCGTGGACAAAGCCACGCGGCCGCTGCGCAACCTGATGAACGCCAACAACGACCTGGCCCGGGCCGTGAAGGCCACGCGCGCGCAGCTCAAGGACCTGGAGCGCACGCAGACCGGCATCGACAGCTTCCGCAAGCTGTCGCGGGACGCGGCCATCACCGGCAACCAACTGAAGGCGGTGCGCGGGCGGGCGGACGAGCTGGCCCGCCAGCTCAAGGAAACCCGGGAACCATCCGCCGCGCTGACCAAGGCCTTCGAGGCCGCCAAGCGTGAAGCGCAGGCGCTCAAGGTGCGGCAATCGGAGCTGGCCGAAAAGCTGCACCAGGTGCGCGGGCGGCTGGCGGACGCCGGTATCGGCACGCAGAACCTGGCGCAGCACCAGCGCGCGCTGCGCAGCCGCATCGCCAGCACCAACGAACAGCTGGAGGCGCAGACCCAGCGCATGGCGGCCGTGACCGCGCAGCAGCGCCGCATGGCTACCGCGCAGCAGGCGGCGGACAAGGTGCGCGCGCGC